TTTCATGCAATTCACAGCTGACCCGATCCGCCATGCTTGGTACGGGCGGAACGTCCGGATGGCTATGAATAATCATGGTCACCTCACCCCGGTCCTCTGCGTCTGCTTTGTCGGCAGGGTTGATCATGAAGTGCTCGCTGGGCGTCTGGGCATCATTTGCACAAGGAACATACTTGAGCTTTCCCGCCTCACGAATCACCACGCCGCAGCTTTCCTTGGGGTACTCACTGGCGGCGTGCGCCTGGATTTGTTTCAGCATCACTTTATTCATGGTTTGCCTATCCGATGAGCGCGGCGCCTGGTGCGCCACCGAACGACAAGGGGTTGCCCTTGCCAAAACGTAACTCGCAATCGCTCGGCCGGCCGCCGCAGCGATCCAGCGCCGGGTCATCTACCGGATTGCCGTCGAGGTCGAACATCTTGATCCCGGTGTAGTTGCAGTCGGGGCCGCGGTACTCGCCCCACAGACACCATTCGCACCGGTTCATGATCAGACCGCCGGGGAGGCGCTGGCCTTTAACAGCCGTCGGGGGAGCCAGCGAAAACACCACCTCTTCACGCAGCAGGCTCGTGACCTGGTTGATGTAGGAGATGTCGACCGTTTCCATTGGGGTGGCCGTCGGGTTTCCGTCTGGAAAATTGGCGGCATCCAGGTACTTGGCGTACGTCTGCCGAACCGTCAGCTTGACGCCGCTCATGCCCTGAAATTGCCGGCACAGCGCGGTGATGGTTCCGTCGATGTTGCTTATCTTCAGCATTGGCGTCGAGTTGTTGCCTTCCACGCTGCGGCCGAAACCGCCAGTCTGGTAAGGCCGCGGAACATAGGTCTCACCCTTCCAAATGATCGGTGCCGACTGCTGGTGCGCGTGGTATCGCAAAATCCCCATGCCGCGCGCTTCGCCATCCAATTCAATCAACTGGATAAGCGCCCCAGGCTCGAGCTTTTGGTTGTCCAAGGTGATCATGGGTTAAACACCTGCTGGAATTTGGTGGAAAGGATGTACACCCCGGCACCGAGCGGTTGAACACTCCACCCGCCGTCGGTGATGAATGCGCCCTGCTCATGCAAGGGTGGCGTCCACAGAAAGTGGGTGACGCCCTTGTGCCTCACGAAGAAGTCGCGAATGGGAAGGATGTAGTCAGTCTTCCCCATGAACGTAACCGGCCACGACGTGGAAATGTTGTTGATGCCGACCGAGAGGCGCTGGCTGTAGCCGTTGCCAAACTGAGAAACAAGGATGTCCGTGTCGTCATCACCGGTCGTACCTTTTTCTGGGCACCAGGTGAATACCTCAGTCATGCCGCGTTCCTCCGGTTGCTTGGATCAAGAAGGCCGTTCTGCCCTTTCTCTTGCTGAATCACCGCCCTGGCCACCTTCGGCATTTCTGCCCGCACGGTGGCCAAGACTGCCTGGCCCATCTGCTCATAACCTGCCGTAGCATTGGCCGATCCGCTCGATCCATCCCCATTCACTGTGATGTGAATTTGGGGCGGCGCGCTGGACATTGGAGACATCTGCCCGCCGCCATGAGCCGGCGGCGCTGACGGAATTGCAGACACGTTGCCGTTGCGCAGAGCCTCGACAGCGGCGACACCGCCGTAGCGCTGGATATCCTTCTGGCTCCAGACGACTTCGCCCTTGTGCACGGTGCCGGCGACTTCGTTAACGCCCCCAGGACCTGTGTAGCCGCCGCCAGAGAACCCAATCCCGGCGATAGCTGCCACGTTGGCAGCAGCGGCAACACCAGCAGAGACGGCCAAGGCCATGCCCAGCGGGTAAGGCTGAACCGCCAGGGCGTTCTGGACTGCCACATACCCTTGGATGGTGGCCTGCGCGATTGCCGCCGCCTTCCCTACCGCTGCCAGCTTCTTGTTGCCCGACTGGCTGAGCGCGGTCATGTTGCCGAAGAAGTCAGCGCTCGACGTCAGTACCGCCGAGTTCTTGGCGCGCTCGATCTTCGCCTGGTTATCCCTGCCCTGCTGGTTGATGTTGTTGACGCGCTCGGCGTAGGTCTCTTCGTTGATAGCCTTGAGGTCGAGATAGGCCTTCTGCTTTTCCAGTTCCATGGTGCGCCAGGCGTCAACCTTCGCCGACTCCTCATTCAGCCTTTGAATTTCGCTATAGGCGCCGCCAACAGATGCGTCGATGCCGGTGACCTGCGGAGCCTGCGAAACGCCCTCGATGGTTCCAGGCTTCTGGGATGCCTTGAGGTTGACGTCACGAATCTTGATCAGGGTTTCAAGCCGCTTCATGGCCTCGGTGTTGCCCTGGCGCTCGTACTCAGCCATTTGAGCCGCATCATCAAGCGAGGACTTGAGGCTGTTTGCCTCCCGCAGCTGACCGGTCAACGTCAGCAGTTGAACCTGATCCTTCTGCGCCTGCTGAATGTCTCGGCTGATCTGAGCCTCGCGCTCAAGCGCAACGTTCTTCTTGAGCTGGGCGGTTATCAGATCCTGGCTGGCCAGCAGCGACTTCTGGTCGGCGGTGAGCGTCTTCTTGCCTTTGATGTCGGCGAGTTGCTGCTCCCACCTGATCAGAGCCTGGGCCTGGGTGCCTACCTTCTCAGTAGCGATGCCCTGGGCGTTCAGCGAAGCGTTCTGCTGTAGCAGGACTGCCTGCGTTTGGCGGGCGGCGTCCAGCGCCTTCATGCCGGCGTCTTCGGTGTAGGCCTTCTCCTTCTTCGGAGCCGACTCTTTATAGATCGGGTTATCGCGAATGGCCTTCTGCGATGCGGCAGCCTGCTCTTCACTGATGATGTAGCCGGCGGCTCGGGCTGCATTGATGCGCTTCTCGTCATCTTCCAGCGCTTTGTTCATTTTTTGGCGCTTGGTGAAGTTCTGCTCAATGCTCTTTTGAAAGGCCTCGTAGGCCTGCTGACCATCTCTTTGGAGCTGCGCGGCTTTTCCCTCTGCCGCTGATTGATCATTTTTGGCATTGATTTGTCCCTGGATCGCCGCAATCTGCTTTTGCAAATCTTCAGCCGATTCCCCACCACGAGACGCCCGCGATGACCTCCCCGCCGCTGTCAGCTTGTTGACATTATCGAGACGCTCCTGCAGCAACGACAGCTTACTTTCCAAAGTGCTTTCACGACCAATGCCAAGCATTGCGTCCCAGCCTTTCTTGGCGGCGCCAGCAACGGTATTCCATGCTGTCTCGATATATCCAAGGCTTTCCTTGATTTTACCTGCACGCTCGGACAACGCTTTAGCCAAAGCTTCCTGAGCTATTGCGGCAGCGGCTTCCTTGTCGCCCATTTCCTGCGCAGCTCTCACCTGCTCATAAACGGAGGCAGTGAGAAAGTTATACTTTTCGTTGAGGGAGGCGAGCGCCTTTACGGGATCATCCGCCAGCTTTACAAACTCCCCCACAGTGGTTGATACAGCTTGACCTGTAGCCTTTTCGAAGGATACCGCTGCAGCAGCTACAGCCTCAAAGCTCGTGCTCGCAATTTTGCCGGTACCCGCAAGTTGAGCGAGCGCCGCAGCTGCGGTGCCTGTAGTACCGGTCGTGTCACCGATCCGCTTAGCCATTTCGGCCAAAGCGCCCGTGCTTGTCCCAGCTGCGTTTCCAGTGATGATGAGCGAATCCCTGAAAGCATCTTGCTCTTTGGAGCCTTGGTAATAAGCAACCCCGAGTGTCGCCGCAGCAGCAGCCGCTACGGTAAATGGGTTTACAAGACCAAGTACGTACCCGCCAAGAGCCTTGGCCGCCGGCCCTGCCCCGCCAAACATATCCTTAAGCTGACCACCCTGCTGAAGGAATACAGTCAGAGGCGCCTGGCCGCCCTGGAGAGAGACGGCGATGTCGGTAAACTGGGCCGGAACTCCACGAAGTGCGGCGGCAGTTTGTTTTGCGGTATTTCCGGTGCGGGTCAGGGAATCACTGAAGCGGGTCAGTTCGTTACGGGTTTCGGTGATTTTCTGTTGGTACTCGGTATAAGTGTCGGTCTCGATCTTTCCAGCCTTGTGAGCCTTTGCCAGAGCAAGCTCCTGCTTCTCCAGTTCGTTCATCTTGCGGGTAAGCGGGTTAATACTTCCCAGCAACTGTTCTATCTCGTCGCGCTGGCTGGAAAATGATTTCCCCGCCGCGTCTGCGCTCTTACCTGCGCTTTCCATGCCACTTCCGGCCTTGTCCATGGCTGGTTTTACCCGCAATCCAGCGCCTTCAAGAGCTTCGAGAGCCTTGCGGGTATCAGCCGCTTTCTGTTCGGCATCCCGGCTATCGATCTCCAGAACAAGGCGGGATGTCTGAGTCATTACTTTTCTCCGGGCATAAAAAAACCCGCTCGCTGCGGGTCATGAAAATAGTGTCTGGCTAAATGGAATCCATCTCAGCCTTAAGAAGATTCATTTTTGACTCAAATGTATACTTTTCAAGGCTATCGACCCCCGCTGGGCGCGGTGTGCGAAGCCACTCCATGTAGCCCAGCCACGATGCATAAGCGTCTTTTATTGCCAATGCCAAAGCCGGCCGCGCTTCGATCTCTTGTTTCAGGAGAGGCTTCAACTTCGGCGTCTCGGCGTCTATGCAGCTTGAAGACTCCAGAAATGACGCCTCGACCATTGCTCTATATTTAGCGCTAGTCTCACCATGCTTTTTTAGAGATTTGTTCGCCTCGTCAAGCGCCTGAGACCCTTTGAAGCTGCAATAAGCTGCCGAGCCCTCGAGCATTTGCAAAAAACTTGGCTCTGCGTTTACGCCTGGCGAGAAAATCAAGCATGCGACCGCAGCGGTTAAAAGCCTCATCAGACGTCTCCCTGTAGAAAGCGGCAATCTACCACTATCCTGTGGTAAGCGCGAAAGCGGCTATTTCAAGATGTGAGAGACAACCGCGCCAACACCTGCCTTGATCGTGTCAATGGTCAGGCCGACGCCCTTTTCCTTGAGCAGGCTCTTTGTTTTATCCCAAATAGACTCTGATCGGATGCTATCCAATAGCTCGCGCCCTTTCCAGGTCAAACCCAACGCATAGAACTGTGGAGGGCCGCTAAGGAATCCAGGGTCGTTACCTTCAATCAGCCCACCCTCTTCCATCATTTTCATATGGAGCGCTACCCATTCAGCCGGAAACGGCGGCATTTCCTCCGCCTGCCTATGCTCACCTTTGGCCTCTTCAAGGTCCAAGAGGATTATTCTGATCAAGTCCCAATTGCGCTGCATAGCTTCCTCTCCATGGCTATGGTTTTCACTCTAACCATCGTCGCTAAGCAGGCATACGGCGTCAAGCGCGAACATCACGGCATCCACCTCGTCCCGCGTCATTGGCGAAGGGTGCGAATCCAGCCAGTCCGATATCTCCCTGGCGGATAGAGGCAGCGGGTACGGCCTGCTCATGGCGGAAATGAAGCGACGGCCCCTCGTAATGTTTCTAAAGGTGCTCAACAGGTAGGCGGTGATGGGGTCGTTCGGCGGCTCTTCGGGAAGATCAAAGCCCAGCCGCTGGTAGATCAGGCTTCGCTTTTCGGCTTGGCCGACTGCCCACTCTTTTTCCCACTCGAACCGGGCGACGGCTTTTTTACGGTTTCTTCCAGCTCTTCGGCTGCACCGGCTGCCACTGAGGCGCTGTGCCGCAGGACAAACAGGAAGAAATCCACGTTGTGGTCGAGCAACTGCGCGGCCACCGCCGGACTGTACTTGAGCGGGTTCCCTTCGGCGTCCAGCACGCCCGACCAGTCCTTCACGATGAAGTGGCTCAGCAGCATCGCGTGGTTCTGGTGCTCGGTCAACTCGCCGGCGACAACGCCAACCTGGCCCTCTTCGAAGCGCGCATCGTTGCGCACGATCCGACGGCGCATGCGCTCCAGGCCAACCTGGTACTCAGCATTGTCGATGCCGGCCAGCAGCACCTTCGTGTCCTTGTCGAATTCCACCCAGCGCGCGCCAGAGACGGCCTGGTCTTTCTTGGTCAGCTGCAAAGCCATGATAAATCCTCAACGCCACGCCAATAAAAGGACCGCCCCGGCCGGCGTTCAAGCCGAGGCAGTCAAAGGGTTTACGGTGCTGGGTCAGCCGCTTCACGGGTGATGGTCGGGCTGAGCTTGGCCACGGTGTAGTTCAGCGTCACCTCCACCAGGTCGCGCTTACCAGCGTTTGGAAGCTCGCCATCCACTTCCACCGCTGGGAAGTTGAAGGTGTACTTGTTGCCCAGCGAATCAGTGATAGGGAACACGACAGCGATGGGCGTGCGGGTGAAGGTGTTCTTCCACAGTTCCCATGCGCGCTTGGACCAGGCCAGCGTGAGGCTGCCGGTGATCGCCGCTTCGGTAGCAATGTGGGCGCCAGGACCGAGGCGTGCTGAACCCAGGCAGCGCTGAGTCTGCAGGCTATTGTCCAGGGCGATGGTCATGGCCGATACACAGGCCACGCCTTCGAGCGACTGACCGTTGACCAGGATAGTGCCGACGTTGTTGTTCGACAGAAACGGGGTAGTGGTCGGGGCATTGGGCGACACCACGATCGGCACTTCGCCGTCGGTGTAGTCGAGACACGCCATGTTGAAGGTGGCGGTGACCTTGCCTTCTGACGGGATGTCGAGGGCGAAGGTAGAGACGTGTGCGCCCTTGAACAGGCCGTAGACGCCGACATCGTTGTAGCCCTTGGCGATGCTGAAGGTGTTGCGGGTGTCGCCTACGCGCAGCACGTCAGCGGTCCACACGCCATAGAATGCGGCTTCCAGCAACTGATCGAACGAGCCGAACGAGAATTCCGCCGTCAGGTCGCCCCCGATATCGATGCTGGTGGCCACCGAGCCTTGGCTCAGGCGAGTGTCGGTAATCTCGTCGCTTACCTCAGTGTTGACGGTAGGGGTTAATGCATTGCCGGTCAGGCGCAGCGTGTCCCAGGTGCCGGTGGGGGTAACGCCTGGCGTCACCTCCTTGATGATGTGCGAAACGACTTTTGCGCCGGAACTCATGGGTGAGTCTCCTATCTGCGGGCATAAAAAAACCCGCTCAAGGCGGGTGGATGGTGTTGCCTGGCTCAGCCGGCGCGGAACCGGATGTTCACGTTGATCTGGTAGAACCCTTCGAACTCGCCGGCGATGGCCTGGCTTGCCTCCATGCATTCAAGGTCGCCTGACATCCAGTAGGCGAAGTGCGCCTCCAGCGCATCGGCCAGTTCGGTTATCGCCTTGGTGCCGGTTCGCTCCCGGGCGAAGCATTGAATGCTGATCTGCCCAGGCTTGCGGGTGTAGGGGCGGTCGGCCATGCCGGCCATGAAGGCCGAGGCGTATTGGATGTTCAGCCTGCACCACAGGCCGGTCGCTGGCGGCGTGAACACTTCTGGTTGGTTAGGGTAATCGATCCGCGACTGGTTAATGCCGGTGAAGGCCACCATGCGTGCGGTAACGAGCGCCCTGATTTGCTCGAAGGTCATCGAAAGTCCTCCGACACACCGATGAAAGTTATGCCGTAGATGCCTGCTGGAGCTTGGCCCGAGTGGCCATTCTCCAAGCGTTCGGCATATGGCAGGTTGTTCTGGATGTAGACGACGGTGTAGGGCTTTAGCGCTGAAAGAACGGCAACTCCCTCCGCTCGGGTCTCACCCCCATCCTTGTCCACCTCAAGCGTCGTGGAGAACACTGGTGCGCCGATGCTGACGATGTTGTTTCGCCGGAAGCGTCCGGTATCGACCGGCGATCGACTGATGATCTCGCCATGCATCGCAGTAGCGATAGCCCGGATTCGCTCAACAAGCGCATCCTCAACCTCATCCATGAACAGCGATGGTGGAACGCTCCAACCCTTCGCCATCAGACAGCCCTCAGCTGGAGTTGGTAGTGGACCTTGGCCGGATCGGTCTTTACCGGGAGCAGATCGAAGGTTTTCAACACCCCAGTGATCGGGTCTTTCGCAGTGATCTTGTGCCCAGCGCTCGGCAGGTCGGTTACCTCGTTCGTCAGCACGATCAGAAGCGAGTCGGTCGAAAGGATGTTGACGTTATCAATCTGTTCAAGCTTGTAACGGGTCAGGATGCCCCGTCCGCTGTACGTCATCGTCTGAGCAGTCGTTTCCTCGGTGACCGGGTCGTAAACACCAGGGCCCAGGTACGTACCTGTGAAACTCGTCATAACCTCGGCGAATGCCCCGTTGAAAAGCGCGCCAAAGGAGCGCTGCATGGTGTCTTTTATGCTCATAATCCCTCCTGCTGCCTGATCGTCACCATCGAGTATTCTGCGATACAGCGGCACCGGGCGCGCTCGCTCAGCGGCGCACCAAGTGAAGAGTCGCAAGGGAACATCAGCATGGCGCCGCGAGGGGACACAAACGGCTGATCAGCCTGAACCGTCTGCCCGTTCATTGTTCCATGAGTTGGTCTCTCTCGACCGTCCATCCTGGCCTTCCACTTCTTAGTGAAGGTTAATCGACCCTTGCTGCGCTCTATTATCTGGCGCCAAGCCTGGTCTCTTCCCTCATTGAATGCCTCGGCAACATATGTCTGCGCTATCGTTTCAGCTTGGGTAACCAACAACCTGTCTGCATATCGACCAACGATCCTATTCACTTCATCTGCCTTAAGCGGCCGGCCATCCCTGATGGCTGATTCAACGCTGGCATCAAAGCGGCGATCACGGCGCGCGCGCAACAGGTACTTTTTCATCTCGGTAGCGTTGCCGCTCAGCAGCTGAGTTCTCGCATTAGCCACGCTCTCGGCGAAGTTTCCGCTCAAGCCCACAACGCCGCCGGAACGCCTGCCTGTTTGCTTACTGATTCGGCCGACCAAGTCTAGGGCGGTCTTGCGCGCCGACTGCCCGCTGGCTTGGCCGGCCTGCAAGATCGCGCGAACCGCCCTAGCCTCATCAATCGCGGCTTGATCCAGCAGCGAGCGAGCCTGCCCCGACAAGAACGACGAAACGTCAGGTGCGTGAACATCCAGATCCTTCGAAACCCCGGGTGCCTTGATCCCTTTCGCCTCGGTTTTTGCGCCCTTGAGGTATGCGGTGCGGATCAACTCCATAAGGCCGGCGAAGAGACCGATAGGAAGCAGCGCCGCTACCTTGTTTTCATCGCCATCATCGATTGCCCTCTCGATCTCCGCCAATGTTGCTGCGCTGACCGTGTCGGCGATCTGAGCCAGATAGGAACGCTGTGCGGCAGGCTCCATGCCTTGTATGGCGAGAATCGCCTCCGAGGCGTTCATACGACAAACACCGCGACTCCGCACGCAGTCTTGCAGCCCAACAGAGGAGCAACCAGCTCGTCGACCACTGTGATGACTGGTCGGGTTGGCACCCCGCCGGCGCCGGGCGCGGCCGACTGGTACTCGATTTCCAGAACGTCGACCTTCTGCCGCTTGATAGCGTTGGTAGCAACGTAGTCCGGGCTTAGGCTGCCCGGTGCGGCGATCTCTCGCAGCGCCGCCTCATACGTCGCCTGCTCGATCTCCGTCGGGATCTCATCGGAGGGGATCGCATTGCCTTCGTTGTCCGTTGCTCCGGTGCGTGGCCACTGCAACGCTTGCGCCCTTCCTCCGGTCTTGCTCCCAGAGAACAGCGATTCCCAGCGACCGCAGGCGTTCTGGAACTGGTATTTGCCATCAATGTAAGCCGATGCACGGATCAGCGCGGCCTGCTTCGCCACGTCGTCGCCGGTCCACGCGGCATTCGCGCGCGCAGCGTGATAGGCGTCGGCGGCTGCGACGGCTCCGTAAAAGTCTGGCATCGGGATATCTCGAATAGGTGGAGCGTCATGCGCTCCGGTTTTGCGGGGTATTACGCCTTGGCAGCGGCCAGTGCGGCCTGCAGGGCTTCCAGATTTGCTTCTTTATCGAACTGGACGTTCAGCGTGGTCAGCTCGTCGATGACTTCCTGCTTCTTGGCCTGCTCGGCGGCGGCCTCAGCGTCTTCCAGCTTCTTGCGAAGAGTTTCGACTTTGCTGTTGCCGGCGGCATCGATGCCCAAGGCCTTCAGCTTGGCGAGCAGTTCAGCCTTTTCGTCGCCGGACGGAGCCTCGACAGCCTCAAAACTGAGGACATCGATTTTCTTGGCCTGATCGAACTCTGCCTCGGTCAGGGTCAGCTCCCGGCTTGCCCCGATGCCGATCATCTTGATCGCGCCCATGGACCAGAGACCGCGCGGGCAGGTGCCGCTGTTAGTGACTTTCAATTTCATGACAACCCCCTTATGCAGGCTCGGACACGCCGTCCATGTACGCCATGGCGCCTGGCAGGCGTACTTCAACACCGCCGGTACGCGCGATGATGCCGGTCTCGACGCCCATGATGGTCTTCTGATGAACCGGCAGCACCATGCGAGGCA